GATCCTAATCAATATCCTCGTGATATACCGGATGCCAGTGGTATTGGTTTGGTTTATGGGTTTCCACAAGGAACAAAGAAAGGTGATGCTTGCGGTATTGTTATTGACCATATGGTCAAGACGTTTCAAGAGGCTATTGAATTATTTAAGATTGGTAATTCAGAAGCTGGCTCTGCACTTATATCTGGGCTATTAGGTGATAGTGCCAAGAGTGCTTTGAAAGTTGAAGTCAAAGGTCCCAAGCTTGATGCTAATGATAACTATGCAAATAGTCGTGACGCTCAACGATTATTTTATTCGTTCACTTACTTTATGTTTATGGTTTCTAAGATGTTATTTGCCGGTTTTCTTCGGACGGGCTCTGGTACTCCGCATGAGAACATACCAGTTGCTATTGGTATGCGTATGGCTGGCAGCGGTCCCACGTTTCTTAAAGAAATGTTTGGTGATGGAGATGAGGATCCTGATATATATGAGGCCTCGAAACTTGACGAAAATGTCGTTATGCATGGTGATTTTTCAAAATATGATTGGAGGTTGAGACATTGGCTTATGCAGATGATGGTTCAACGTTTGTGTAGGAAGTTTAAATTGGGTACTGGCTGGATGCGTGATTTTAATAAAGCCATTTTGTCCCATGTGTGTAAAGTCCTTGTTAGTAAACATATTCTCAATCCTTATTCAGGTGAACCTCTTTATGTTCACGGTCTACTTCCTAGTGGTCATTATTTGACAGCTCTTATGAATTCTTTATGCAACGTTGTGATGCAATATATTGTTATAAGTATTATGACTAAAGCTCCTTTGCATGAAGTTAAACGTAATATGAAATGTAAGGTTTATGGTGATGATTTCATGAATGTCATAAGTAAACGATTAATGAAAACACTCGATAAACAGGAGTATTCTAATCTTATGCTTCGTTTGTTCAATATGAACATTCCTGTTAGTGAAATATTTCAATGCACAAAACTTTTTAACCGTGTTGGTATCACCATTGATAATGCAGCTCCTGTTTTTTTGCAACATCAATTTTACCTTCATCGCGATGGTGACGATGTTCATGTTATGATGCAGCGTCCTTTTCGTCCCACTCTTTGGTCAAAATTGTTTCTTTCTAGTGAACATAAACTCACCGTTTTTGAGCTTCTCCGTCGTATTAGTTGTGTTGCTTACCTTTTTGCTATTCGGAAGGAAGATTACGAGAAATTGAAGGATATCTATAATTCTTTATACGTCCATTGGGATGGTGTGATTACTGATCAAGGTGATGATTACGTTGTCAAGAAGATGATCGACGTGGAAGTTGGCGTTGATCTTTCGTTGTTTCCGCGTTATGATCAGGTGATTACCTTGAATCAATTTGAGTGCGGTTATCGTACTTATCGTGGTAAGACCATGTCTTGGCATCAATATCGCGATCGTTATGAGCGTGATACCACTAAGGTTTATCATGTTAGTCAATTGCGTACCCATTTTGTGTGATCACATTTTATTTTGGTCTTAGCCAGCCTTCGCCACTAATAAAGGTGAC